ACAAATGGAAAAAGCTCGCCGCCGAAGGTAACCTATTCTGCGCCTAGAATAGAAAGCGACGTACCAGCTGTGGATCGTGGCATACAGAGCTGAAATTGAAATAGGCGTAAAGGGCGCTGAAAAACTAGAACAGATAAAAAAGAAAATACAGTCTATCGACCAAAAAGTTGAACAGGTAAATGCTAGGTGGAAAAAAATACGCAATGGTATTCCAACAAAAGAATTTGGAGAAGTTAATAAAAAACTACAAAAAACAGTTGCACTGCAAGCTAGAGCTAAAGCTCTTGCAGCGGCTACAGAAAAGCGTTTAAAAGGACAAACTAGTGTAACGCGAGGGTTACTAGGTTTAAATAAGGCTGTCTTAGACGCAGCTAGAAGTGAAGCTCAGGCACGCGGCGAAAGCGTAGCAAAACAACGCGCATTAAACAGGGAGTTAGCCAAAACACAACAATACTCAAAAGCAATTGGGCCAGAACCGGCAAGAAGTGGCAGGTCTACAGGCCGCAGTAAAATGGGCCGGGCCGTTGGTGCAGGTTTGTCAACGGTAAACCTTCCGGGGCAAGACATTGCCCAAGCTGCAGTTCTTGGTTCGTTTGCCGGTCCTAAAGGTGCAGCTATCGCAGCAAGTATCGCTGTAGTTGCAAAAGGTATACAAGGTCTTGTCAGGTTAGGCCCTGAAGTAGCAAAAACAGAAGCTCAACTCAGCAAGCTAAGTATCGCCCTGCGTGGAATTTTAGGCAGTCAAAGTGCGGAGGGGTTCAAAGCAATTGACCGGGCTGCCCGCGATTTTAATCAGCCAATTGTAGATGCCACAAAAAACTTTACGCAATTAAGTGCCGCTGCAACAGCTAACGGTAACAGCGTTAAGCAGACAGAAACTTTATACCGTGCTTTATCCGCTGCAACCAAAGCCACAGGTGGAGATGCACAAGATCTTAGCGGCGTACTACGAGCGGCAACCCAGGTCATATCAAAAGGCGTCGTAAGATCCGAAGAGCTAAGGGGGCAAATCGGCGACCGGCTTCCTGGTGCGTTCCAGCTGTTTGCGCAAGCCACAAACCGTTCTGCGGAAGAACTACAGAAGGCTTTAGAGCAAGGCGAGGTTAGCGCAGACGAATTTGTAACTACATTTTCAAACTTTATTCTTAACAAATTTGAACCTGCAGCCCTAAGAATTGGTGAGTCTCCAGCCGAAGCCGGAGCCCGTTTAACCAAAGCATTAGAAGACGCCAACCGTGCAGCAGGACCACTATTACTGGCCCTTGGAGCAAAATTCCAGGACTTTGGTAAAGAAGCACTGAAAAATCTTTTACCCCTACTTAAACTAATTAACAAAGTTTTTAAGCTTGACCGTGCAGGTAAAAATCAAAGACTTGCAGATCTAGAAAAAAATATAATTCCTGACCTTGAAGCAAAAGTTGCAGAATTTTTTGCAGGAGATCCAAACGCCGGTGTTTATAGAGAAAGCGGCAGTAAATTTCTAGGGAAAGTTAGAGATACTCGTGGCAGAGCTTTAGCAGCCACCCAAAAAGAGCTTGCGGCTGCAAGGGGAGAACAGGTTCAAACAAGAGCAGAACTATTCCCTACAGGTGCCCTAACCTCATTAAAGCCAACAACAGCAACTCCAGACGATCCAAAAGGAAAAGGCAAAGCCGACAAAGCTGCAGAACGTGCCGACCGAGAGGAAGAAAGGCTACAACAGCGTCTTGCCGGTTTAAGGATAGAGCTTAATTTAATTGAAGCTAACGCCAACTTTAAAACACAAATTACAGCTGCAGAAATTGCAGGAAATAAAGAGCTTGCAATCAGACTAAAAGCGCAACAAGACATTAAGACTATCCAAGCAAATGGAGAAAAAGCACTTTTACGGGTAAAAGACATACGAGAAGCAACCGTTATAAAAGAGGAAATAGCTGCAAAAATAAGCGCAGCAAACGTAAATCGTGCGGCAGAGTTAGCAGTTTTTGAAGACCAAAAGCAGAAAGCTTTTGATGAGCAAATAGAAAACCTTAACTTTCAGTACGACATTTTAACTGCAACAACAGTTGAAAAACAAAGGCAGTTAGAGATTGAGCAACAAATGGCAAAATTAAAAGGTAGAGATTTTACACCAGAGCAACTAGACCAAATAAAAGCTGCAAAAGAAAAATTAGACATCGGTCCAATTGCAAATTATGTAAACGAGCTTCAGCGTAGTCTTAGTGACACAGAAAGCATGGTTGTAAGCCTTGCTCAATCTGTTGAAAGTTCACTGGCAACTGCAATGTCATCTGCTGTGCAGTCAGTTATTACGGGCACTGGTTCGGTCCAGGAAGCCTTTAGTACGATGTTTGCCAACATCGGTGAAGCCTTTGTTGCTATGGCGACTGAGATGATTGCCAAGGCGTTAATCATGAAGGCAATAGGGATACTTGCTGGCGCCTTTGGCGGTGGTGGCGGTAGTTTGACAACAGTTACAAGCTCAGCCACAAGCTTTGCAACACCTTTTGCAGAAGGCGGGTACGTCACCGGCCCAACTAACGCCTTGATTGGTGAAGGCTCTGAGCCTGAATACGTTATTCCAGAATCGAAAATGGATACAGCGATGTCACGCTATTCGCAAGGCAGTCGAGGTTCTTCTATCCTTGCGGCGGGTGGTTCATCGTCTAGCGGAAGAGAAGGTGGAGGGGCTGGTGGAACGGTTGTAAATTACAACGGCCCAACACTAAACTTCAACTCTGAAGACTTCGTGCCTGTTAGTGCTGTTTCAGGAATTATCAATGAAGCAGCAAAGAAAGGCGCAAAAGCAGGAGAGCAGCGCACCTTTGCTACGCTAAAAAATAGCAGAAGCCAGCGGAGTCGATTGGGGCTATGAGTATTCAAGCCGTTGCAAACTTAATGACCGTCTTTAGTGCTACGGGGACAATTGAGCATCGTTTCCAGAATGCCAAGGTTGGCGAAACAATGGCATACGACGGTGGAAGTTATAGCTACCTTTCGTTCATCTATCAGGGAGCAGCCAAGAACCGCACGGGCGACAACATAGTTTCAAGCCTTGTGATGTCTGTTAATCCCGTTTCAATGGGTCACGCGACAGAAGCTGTTACTAACAAATGGAATGTCAGAGTCGATACTTGTGCGATGAACCCGAGCACTTTTGACGTGTCTCGAATCCTTACGACTGAATTTTGGATTGCTTCTAGCATGGGTTACGACACAACAACTGTTGAGATCGCACTAAGCAGCAGTATCGATGCCGTTGGCCTTGTCTTGCCACCACGAGTTTTGAATGAAACCTTGGTAGGCAAGTTGCCAGGCACTGGAGTCATTAACGTTCGATGACTCCTTTTGACCTAATCGGCAGGGGTTATCGACTGGGCGCAGATTTTGTCTCAAGACCTGAAGGGGATTGTTTGGCCCTGTCACGGTTTGTGCTTAGTCATTACGGTGTTGGAACGCCTGAGCCTCAGCGCAGCTGGTATCGGCGTTTACGAAAAGGCGACACCACAGTATTCAAGAACGAGTTGGAGCGTTGGGGGAATCAAACATTAGAATTAGGATGTGGCGTAGTCGCTCTTTGTGAAGCAGAGTTTGGTTATGGCATGGCAGTTTGGTTTGAGGAAGGATGGCTGAGCTTCGTCGGATCGGAGGTGAAATGGAGCCCCATCGGCAACCTGCTGGTCGTCGAGTGCTACTCCCGGCGGAGGTAGATCTATGCGAAGCGGTAGGTCTTAGCGAAGAAGAGTATTGGTATTTTGTTGAAGCAGCAGATCGTTATAACGGCGAACGGAGTGAAGCTTACGCACTGATTCCTGACATTAGATGCGAGCCGATCTCAACAACAACGGCACTTCTTATCAGCATAGGTTTTAGTCTTGTTTCTACTGCCGCTGCTCTGTTACTAGCGCCTAAACCCCAAGTCCCTGAGAGCAAAGATCCAAGACGATTAAGTCTTGGTGGCCAAACCGGTCCAACTCGTTTTTCTCCAACAAGTGGTTTTGATGCAACCCAAGAGCTAGCGCGTTTAGGTGAAAGCATCCCGCTTGTTTTTGCAAAAAAAGGAGTAAGAGTTACCAGTTCTTTGCTCTGGTCTCAAATTATTGCTCAGGCTAGGGGTCAGCAAATGCGCGGGCTGTTTTTGTTTAGCCATGGTCCGACAGAGGGTCGTCCTGACTACGAGGGCTTAGCCATTGGTGACACATTGTTGCGTTCTTATACGGCTCCTAAGGTCGCAGCGTATTGGATGCCAGACGGTGGCCGCCCTGTCGAACCAAACAATAGATTCCCTGAAAGTCTTGCAAAAAACCTTCCCAATGGTGATGCGTTTGCAACGATTTGGGATACCGCCAGTCCTAGAGATTACTACCCCTATTTTGTAGGAGCTAGAACACCAACAACGCAGACAACTTTTGGCGCTTATGCCCCGTCATATAACGGCACATGGTACAGGCCACAGTATGAGCTAATCCTTATCCCTAAAGATGCAGATAAAGGTTTCAAAAGAGATCTGCAAAAACGAAAAGACCTACGCGGAAGAAATGCCGATCAACCCACAGTCTTCACCCAAGGAACATTTTTTGATGTTGTTCGCAACCCGGACAATCTAAACGGAATTTTGGGCCATGGAGCGGATCCACACACTTGCGGGGCCGTAGTCCCTGGCGGTGATACAAGCTTTTACGATGAAATTCGCTATCGCATTACCACACATTTAGAGGATGTCAAGGATCCTAAGTTCAGTCCAGAAAGGCTGGATTTTGTTAATTCTGCAACAACATCATCACGAATTGCAGCTGATTCAAACATTTCTCTTGGCGAACTTTACCTTGTTGGCGATACTGTTTTAGCTGTTTGCACTCAACTTATTTCGTCAGATCCTAGTGATTTATACAGACCTTGGTCAGCTAAACCTCCTGTTGATAAAAGTGCTTGGTTTAGTGTTATCACTCCTGGTTGCGTTCAATGTCCCACCCTTGACACTGCAATCAATAAGCCTTTAGCGCCATGGCTGTCTTATCCGTTAATGCGAGCTGCTGTTGCGACAATAACAAACACTCGACCTTGCAGCGCAACTGAGCTTGTAATTAAATCGCGTGTTTGGCGTCAAGTTAGCGGGTTTCCTGACATGAACGCTCATCCAGGAGAAGGGCTTATAGACGATTACGAAGAGGAGGGCGGAAGTATTGCTCTTGGAACGTTAAACAAGTATTTGCGGCGGTTAAGCTTTTTCATGCTTGAAACTCGTCCTGTTGATGGTGACGGCAGCTGGCTTGATCTAACAGGTAATGAGTTCTTTTTTGTAGAAGGCAACAAACCTATTGATCAATATAACTATATTAGGATCAACCATGAATTTGATGAACACGAATTTCGTTTGCGCCCGGTATCAGGGATTGGAGCGTTGCGTAAGTTTGGAACAAACGGTCAAGCTGTTTTCCGCCGTTTGAGATATGGAGTTGAAAGCAGCTTTTTGGCTCATAACAGACTTGTTTTTTACAGCGGCGAGGAAGTTATTGTTAATAAGGAATACACCGAAAATGCTGAGTTTATAAGGCCAGCATCAAAAAGCGAGGCAGGTGGAGCTTTAGGTAACGGAGGGATTTCTCCAGTCCAAGCGGGTCAGTTTTTTCAGCCAACGGCTGGCGATTGGGAGGCCTCAGCGTTTGAAAGCCGATACAGCAGAGGCGCACAGAGAAATTTCGTTACAAAGCGGATTAATCAAAGAACCGGAAGAACTGTTTATGAGTATTACTGGGATAACAACATTATTGCGTCAGGCGTTTTGCCGACAATGGCAGCAGAGCCACCTGAGGCATTTGCGGCTGGCTACCGCTTCACTTGGACCGTAAACAGTCCCACTGACAATGTAGTTGTTTCCGGTGGGTACATGAAAGCGTTTAGGCAGATTGACGCTTTCAGGAGAACGCAGCGAGAAGGCAGTAAGTTGCATGAAGCAGCTTCAGTTGAAGCCATTCCAATCAGAACGGAAGGCAAGGGGCTTCATTTTTGGGTAGAGCGTTATTTGGGGCCAGGCAATGTAGGCGAGGGGTTTAAATGGTATATCGACAGCGAGAACAGAGGTTCAGGTTATAAGGCTGGTGATTTTGTCAATGTTCAATGGAGTGACGGGCGTGTGATCCATGGCGTTAACATTTCTTCAACATCAACAATTACAATCACTGATGAGGAAGAGCAAAATTATGCGCCGTATGATGCTGCTTTAGATGTTCTTTCCTACGATTCGCAAAATGCAAGCAATGTTGACGGACCAGAGCACGAGGTTGTTGCTGTCAATGAAAAGCTTGCTCAATCAACTCCTTTTTACGAAGGGCTAACGATTGGTGGATTGCGTATTGATTCTTCTACCGAATGGCAACAGTTTACGAACTTCTCTGCTTTCATCAAGAAAGGCATTGTTTTAGAAAATCTCGCTACAGGTGATAACACCAAAGCGTCAAATCTTTTGCCCGACATTGTTTTTGGAATGATGACCAATGTGATTTGGGGTGCTGGCGAAGTTATTGGACCGCATCAAGTCGATAAAGACTCAATGGCAATTGCGTCAAAATTCTGCAACGCAAATGATTTTACTTGGGACGGTGTTGTTGACGATAAAGTTAACTTCCGAGAATGGGTTTTTGAAAACGCTCAGTACAACTTGCTTGACGCAACAGTCGTTGGAGGTCGTTTTGCTTTAATTCCGGCAGTCCCTTACACGACTGATTTTAAAGTTGGCAACAACGTAAAGCCTGTAATCAAAGCGTTGTTCGCTGATGGAAACATGCGAAACATGCAGGTTAGTTTCTTATCGCCTGAGGCTCGTCAGTTGTTCAGGGCAACGATTAACTGGAGAGAAGACAAAGAAAACGGTTTTCCAATAACCCGTCAATTCAGTGTTCGCATGGCCGATTCTCAGGGAGGGGCTGAAAACGACCCTGAAGAACGCTTTGATTTAAGTGGCTTTTGTACTAGCCAGGATCACGCAACACAATATGCAATGTATGCCTTGACATCACGAAAGTATGTTGATCACATGATTACGTTCCAAACAACGCCTCAAGCTGCAATGGGGATGACCCCAGGCGATTACTTCCGCGTCTCCAGTAATTCAACTCACACCAGTCGATTCAACAACGGTTCAGTCAATCCCGATGGCGTTATTAATAGCGTCGATACGCTTGCTGATGGAACGCATAGTATTTACTACTGGAGACCGAACACTGAAGAAGTTCAAGAGGCTCAAATGGAGGTAAGCGGCGGGAAGGTTACGGACTCGACGTTCTACGGAATTGTCTTTACGGTCACGACCCAAACGAATGAAACCCGCGTTTACAAGCTTGAGTCATTGACTTATGGTGAAGACGGTTTGATTGACGTTGCCGGGTCTCACTCGCCAGTGACGAACACTGGAACGCTTGCCGTCTTAGACTGGGATTCAGACTATTTCTTCTTTGCGGGCGTCTAGAGAGTTAAAACATGGCTGCTGTTGCTTTCCCAGATATAAAGCCTTCGAGCAGGAGCTACAGTCCCGGCTCTTATCCGCAAACACAGTTTGAATCTCAAAACGGTACCAAGACAATTGTTCGCTATGGCAACAAGCGGGTAGACGCCACGCTTCGGCTGACTTTCAGCAATATCACCGACAATCAAGCGGCCTTGATTTTAGACAACTATGAGACCATTAATTCTGAATGGAATAACGTGAGCTTCAGCGGGTCCAATGGAACGGCTGGCTCTAGTTCTAATTTGGCAAGCTACTTAGCAGAGACAGGCGGAAGCGGACTGAAATGGCGTTATGCAAGCCCGCCAAAGGTAGACTCTGTTTACCCTGGCTTGAGCACGGTCAGTTGTGAATTTGTCGCTGTGCTTGACGGCGATTAAGCTTTATCAGAGGTGAATCATCATGCCATTTTACGCAGGTCAGCAAGGAAAGCTTTTTATTGATGGCAGCACAACCGCTGCCGCAAAGGTGGTGAGCTGGTCGTTCAACTCAACGCAAGCCGTTCTAGACACTACGACGCTGAGCGATACGGACAAGACTGGGGTCTATGGCGTTCGCAGTATGACGGGTAGCTGTCGGCTTTATTACTACAAATTCACGTCAGGATCTACAACGCAAAACGACTGCGCCACGCTTTTAAGCAAGGTTCTTAAAGCGTCTTCAGGCACAGTCGCAGGTGACGGAGAAAACGCCGCGTCAGACTCAGTAACATTGCGGTTGCATGTTGAGGATGGAACGACAAGCGGAAAGTTTATCGACATTCCTGCTCTTATTACAAGTGTGAGCATGGCAATGACTGTTGGAGAGGTACTTGCTGCTGACATTGGGTTTGAGTCGAACGGTGCTCCTTTAAGCGCAACCAACATTCAGAGTGCTAGCTGATGGGCATCTATTTAGGAACGCAAGGCAAGATTGAGTTAATACGCGAAGCGGGCGAGCAATCGCTTGTCACGAAACTCGATCCAACTGATGTAAATGTTGGGTCAAAGCGTTTCAGTGTTGATTTTTCAGAATCAGCAATAATTTCAGGTGATCGAATAGAGATTGCAACGGTTGATGGCACAGGCTTGGAGCTGGTTTCAGGACATCAGGACAGCGATTCAGATTATTATCCTGACTGGACAGGTTTTGTTCACGTCGATGCAGCAGGAGGTTTAAGGCTTTACAGCACTTTTGCCCATGCTGTGACAGGCGGTATTACAAATGCTTTAACTCTTGTTCAGCCAAGCGCAGCAAAAGATGTCAGCATTAAATCTGAAGACAAGTTGTATAACCAGCTTGGTCAAGTTGTCAGCTATGAGCTAACAACTAGCCGAGATCAGGTCAATACTGATGTTTTAGGCACTGAGTTTCACAATTATTACGAAGCTGGTTTGATCAGTGGTCAGGGCCAGTTGTCCTGTTTTTGGGAACATACGAGTTCAAGCGGGGCGCGAAGCAGCGCAGCAAATGAGGAGTTTTCAGCTTATTTGGCGCGTTTGCTTCTGCGCCTAAAGCAGGGGGCAGCTTTTGGCGGGCGTTTTTACTTATATACCGGCGAATCAGGAGACGCAAGCGTTTGGTATGAGTCAAGATGCTTAGTCAACAGTTTTGCGGTAAGCATTGAGACAGGGCAGACTGTCCGCACCAACATTCAGTTTGTGGCTACTGGGCCAATTCGGCTGAAGCAAGGCTTTGCACCAGACGCTGTGCTTCAGGAGGATGGAACGAGCTTGATCTTGCAGGAAGACGGCACGAAGTTGTTGCTTGAAGAGGAAGGTTAGAATCAAGAAGATCGAGCGGCTTTTTTAGGGAGTAGTAATGCCTGATCTTGAGATTAGTAATTTGCCCGAATTGACGGGCGCTGCTCTAGCCGCGACTGATCCCTTTGCGGTTGCTGACTTATCTGCTTCTGAGACCAAGCGGATCACCGCCAAGAACTTAGTGCAATCAGGCTTGAGCTTGGTTGATGACGCAAGTATTCCAGCAGCAAAGGTTGCGGCGCTTGGAGCAACTCAGCTTGCCAGTAATAGCGTCACGACTCCCAAGATCACAGACGGTGCTGTTAGTACGGCAAAGATTGAAGACGCTGCAGTTACTGACGCCAAACTAGCTACCGGGCTTTCTGGGTCAAAACTTGAAGACGGCAGCATCACAGCAGCAAAGTTTGGAACGGTTGCCGATCGCGGCCTTGATCAAGTTGGCGGAAACGTTGGTCATACCAACTCTTTAACAGCTGGAACGGCTTCAGGTATTTCATTTGACGCGCAGGGGCATGTCACGGCGACAACTACAATTCCTGCGGCTGATCTCCCGGTCGCGACGACTGCTGCAATTGGCGGTGTAAGTGTTCCCAGCGGTTCAGGCTTGACGGTATCTGGGGCGGGAGCCCTTGATCACGAGAGCAGTATTGCAGCTGGATCTACAGCAAACATCGCTCATGACGAGCACGGCCATATCACGACAATTGAAGCTCTTACCGGTGACCATTTACCGGTTGCAACAACAGTTGCAAAGGGTGCTGTTTCCGTACCAGCCACTGGAAACCTTGAGGTAACTGCGACCGGGGTTCTTTCACTAAGCAATACTGCGGTCACTCCTGGTGTTCATACAAAAGTAACGGTTGACGCTCAAGGGCGAGTAACTAGCGGCGCTGGTCTTGACGCTGCGGATGTTCCTGACCTGGACGTTGATAAGCTGACCACTGGTCAAGTCCCGACTGTACGAATTGCAGACGATGCGGTAACGGCTGCAAAGCTTGCCGATCGATCCACTGCAACGATTGCTCAGGCAACTCCTGCCAACGGTGCATTTATAGGTCAAACACACCTTAATTCTCTTACGGGTGATTATTTTCTGTGGGATGGCAACGTCTGGCAGCCTATTGGCATCAGCGTTGGTGAGATTGTTTTAGCTGGAACGTACGACGCAAGCACCAATTTGGTGGCAACAGTCACGTCTGAGGGCACAGCTCTTGGGTTTGTTGTTGGATCGGCTTTGCCTGCTGCGTCTGCTGCAAACAAGAGTTATTACGTTGTTGTTAGCGAGGCTGGAACGGGAACATCACCAGCTCCAACGGTTTCTTTAAGTCCTCCTGACTTCCTGCTGTCTACCGGCTCGGAATATACAGAGATTGATGTTTCCAGTACGGTCACGGCTCAACAAGCGTCAAACGTTGCGTTTACCGCTTCTGGCGACATTACGGCAACCAATGTTCAGGCTGCAATCGAAGAACTTGATACAGAGAAGGTTGCTTCTGCAAGCCCTACGTTGACAGGCACTGTCACGTTAGGCACCGCTGCGACATTGGCATTTGAGGGCGGAACAGCTAATGCGTTTGAGACAACGCTAACGGTTGTTGATCCTACGGCTGACAGAACAGTTTCGCTCCCTAACGTTACCGGCACCGTTGTCACGACAGGAGATACGGGGACAGTTACAAACACAATGCTGGCAGGAAGCATTGCGGACAGCAAGTTAAGTCAGATTTCAACTGCGGATAAAGTTGCCGGTGCTGCTATAACAGCCGGTTCAATTGCAAACACTAAGTTAGCAAACGATAGTGTTTCATTTGGCGGAATAAGTCTAGATCTGGGAGGAACGGACGCAACACCAGCTTTTGATTTAGCTGATGCTACAAATTACCCTACGTCCAGCTTGACTGGCACTATTACGAATGCTCAGCTTGCGGGCAGTATTGCCGACAGCAAGCTAAGCACAATTACTACCGCAGGGAAAGTTAGCGGCAACGCGCTGACCAGTGGCACAATTGCTGGCTCTACAGCTGTTGGAACGACTGGAGTAATTGCGACAACATCAACTTTGGCTGTGGGACAAGCTAGTGCTGCGACTAACGTCGATCTGGACGTAGCTGGAACGTATGCCGGGAACGTGGTTAGTGTTGCGGCGCTAGACATTGATTGCAGCACTGGTAACTATTTCTCCAAGAGTATTTCAACTTCTAGTACTTTTACTTTTAGCAACGTGCCAGCCAGCCGAGCTTTTGCCTTCACGCTTGAGGTAAACTGCACTGGTTCAAGCACTGCCATTACTTGGCCAGCAGCAGTTAAATTCCCAAGCGACACAGCACCTACCTTGACCGACACCAAAACGCATCTGTTCCTGTTTGTGACTGATAACGGTGGTACGACATTCCGAGGAGCTTCTCTTGTTGACTACACAACCTGATAACTAATGGATCCTCTTTCTATTCGCATTGCGCTTGGGGCTGCTGCTGCATCAGTAGCTGCTGACCCGGTTACAGCCGCTGAGGTCTTTAGTCCAGATATATACACAGGAAACGGCACCAGTCAATCAATTGACAATGGCCTTGATTTATCTGGCGAAGGCGGCCTAACTTGGATCAAGTGCCGTAGTTCGACATTTGGTAACGGATCCTATTTGTATGACACTGAGCGCGGAAGTGCTTCGCTCCAAACAAACACTACCGCTGCTCAAGTTTCGCCAGATCCTAGGCTTAGTTTTGATTCAAGCGGATTCAATGTAACAACTAGTGGGGGTTCGGCAACCAACGCAAATGGAAAGACCTTTGTCGGCTGGTCATTTCGCAAAGCACCTGGTTTCTTTGATGTAGTCACTTGGACTGGAAATGGAGGTACTAGCCGAAGCATCAGTCATTCCTTGGACTCAGTGCCTGGAATGGTTATCATAAAAAGCACTTCTCACGCCACTTACAACTGGGTTGTTTATCATAGGTCCACAGGGTCTACTCAAAAATTAAGGCTAAATTTAACCGACGCAGCCGTTGCCGAAAATGGCAACTTTGGCGGATTGTCACCCACGTCGACAACATTTGGTGTTGGTTATGGCGCAACAAATGCCAATAACGAAAATTATGTCGCCTACGTTTTTGCTCACAACGATGCGCGATTTGGCGCTAATCGGGACAAAAGTATTGTCAATTGCGGGACTTATACCGGGTCCACTGGTAATGTCAATGTTGACTGTGGGTTTACTACAGGCGCAAGATTTGTAATTATCAAGCGAACTGATAGTTCTGGGGATTGGTTTGTTTTTGATACAGCTCGTGGCATTGTTAGTGGCAACGATCCGTACTTACTTGCAAACAGTAGCGCGGCAGAAGTGACAAACACTGACTACATTGACCCTCTTAACGCTGGGTTTACAGTTACCTCATCAGCTCCTGCTGCCTTAAACAATAATGGTGGCAATTACATTTTCATGGCAATCGCCTAAACATCATGGAACTCCGCAACCGCACCACCGGCACCGTCATCACTGAAACTCAGTTTCGCGCTGAGTTCTCTAGCACCAGTTTCCCGAAAGCTCTTACAACCGAGGTCATCAATGATTTTGGCTATGACCTTGTAAAAGAAGGTTTGCAAGCCACAGTCACTCCGCCGTATCAGTACAGCCAGCGGGATGGCGTTGAACAAATTGACGGGCAGTGGTTTACCAAGTTTGTTGTTGGTCCGATCTTTACGGACACAACTGATGAAGATGGCAACGTCACTACAGCTGCTGATAATGAAGCGGCTTACCGCGCCACACAAGATGCTAATCATGGCGCAAGTGTCCGCATAGACCGCAACAGGCTTTTGGCCGATTGTGATTGGACCGTTTTAACGGACAGCCCTTTAACGACCAGTCAAAAAACCGCTTGGAAAAATTATCGTCAAGCTTTGCGTGACGTAACGTCTAGCGCAGACTTTCCGCATAACATCACATGGCCATCACAGCCTTAGCCGGTCTCGGGTTTCTATACCTGATCGGCTTCTGCCTTTTTGCAATCAATCCTCGTGAAGATGAACCGTCCTGACCCAATGATCCCCGGCAAGCCTGGAGCGGAAGACGTTCCAGCAATGCGAAACAAACAAGCTTGGACAGCAAGCCATCGCATGGACGTAAGAATGGGAGGAAGTATCGCGGTCAAGGAAAGGGCTAATGGATTCCCGCACTTA